AACCTCCTTCCTCAATTCAACATACAACCACGAACCCCCAACTATGAACATGCGTATATGTGGGTAATACTGAGGGCAGAGCCTGGGAACGAGTAGTGTGTCACGAGTGGTGTGTCAGTCGGTCGCGGCGGATTGGAACAGCGTGGAGAGGTCGGCCAGGTCGTAGAGGCGGTCGGTGCCGTTGGTTAGTTCGACCCAGCCGGGCGGCTTCTCGCGGTAGAAGTGGTTCCAGCCGTAGACCTGGCCGCCGTGCTTGACCGACCGCTCGCGAAACACGTAGTGGATCTGCCAGCAGAACTCGGAGGGGCCGGTCTCCAGTCCGGCGCGAAAGAGCTTGTTGGCCTCGGCCCCTTCAAACAGCAAGGTCGCCTCCGGACACCCGAGAAACTCCCCCGCGTTCACCTTGCCCTGGAGGGCGTGGATCTGCGGCCACGGCGGATTGACCACCTGGTGCCAGATCAGGTGGTGCTCGGTCGTGGGGATCAGCTTGGCGAGGTTGAGGTCGTCGGGGGCGGGCGCCGACGTGTCGCTCCACGTCCAGCCGCGCGCGGGGATGGGCTGGTACTCGGCGGCGTAGCGCATCCGGTAGGTCAGGTGCGTGCCCCGCTCGTTCTCCGGTCCGTCGTCGCGGTCGCGGGCACTGATCGTCCGGTAGTCGACGATCGCCTTGGCGAACGAGCCCGAGTAGCTGTTGAGCCCCTCGGTCAGCTCGCCGAGCGACTGAGAGTCGGGGTTGTCGGGGTCGAACGGCTCGTATCGCAGCTTGACGGCGAACACCGACTCCTTGCCCGGGTAGTGAACCGAGACGCTCGCGCCGTGCTGGGCGGCCCGGCCCATCACTTCGACGGCAAACGGGTCGCGGTCTTCCCAGGCGATGAGGAACTCCCGCCGCGCGCTGAACCCGTCGAGACCGTACTGTTCGACGGGGGAGCCGCCGAGCTCTTTGAAGGAGGTGGTCATGGGAGAGGGCCTGGTCTTGCGAGTCTAGCGGAGTTCTTTTCATCGTTCCGACGCTTCGCGTCGGAACGGACCTCGCGGACGCTTCGCGTCCTGATCTGCGACGCAAAGCGTCGCGTCCATTGCGTTCCCACGCGAAGCGTGGGAACGATGAAACGATGACGGAGTAGTAGGCACACGCCGTGTGCCGTAACCGGCGGACGGCACACGGCGTGTGCCTGCTACTGAAATCGGGAAGCTGTTTTTCAGCCGATCCTTACGCCTTGTCGAGGATCCCGTGCGGGACGATCGGGCCATTGCCGGAGAAGGCGACGACGTGGGCGACCGTCTTCCCCTCGCTGATGTCGACCTCGGCCCGGATCGTGTCGACGATCGCCGGGACCTCGTAGTAGTTGGCGCCCGAGTCGTCGACGTGGAGCTGGAGCGTCACCACGTCGCCCTCTTCCACGGGGACCGCGTCCGAATCGCCGGCCTTGATCTCGAACCGCCCGGAGCAATCCTTCACGCCCGCCACCCGCTTCTTCGCGCCGCCGGTGTCGTTGGCCGTGTAGGCTCTCGCGCCGCTGGTTTTCTCGATCTTCCACTGGGTGACTCGGGTCACCTCGGTGTCACCCAGCTTGAGCGTGCCGTCTTTCCCGCTGATTACCGACATCCCGGCTGCTCCTCGTTGGCCACGGGATCAGGATGAGGACGAACCGCTCCCGCCGGCGAGCGTTCCCAGGATGGCCACGTCGTAGGTGACGTCGTCTCCCACCGCGGCAAGCCCGAGCGCCGTGCCGCCGATGGCCACGTCCCAGCCGTCGCGCGGGTTGCAGACGAGGAGCGGTGCGTCGGGCATCACCTTGACCGTGTGGCCGGAGGCCCCGAACGGCGCGTGCCACTCGTCGACGGGCGCCCCGCCCACGCGCAGGTAGCCGCTCCCGCCGGGGTTCTTGTTGACGATGAGGATCGCCTTGACCTTGGCCAGGGGAATGAAGATCGTGTCGCCGAAGCAGCTCTGCTCCAGCGCGTCGAGGTCGAGGGTCGTGGACTGACCCGCCAGGAGCGTTTGGTCTTCGGCGTGCCAGACGGCGTCGGCCTGATCGGCGTCGACCCCGTCGGCCAGGCTCTTGTCGAACGCCAGCCGGTTGCTGTCGGTGATCAGGGACGTGCCCGCCCGGTCGTCCCACGTCCAGGCGAGCTTGGCGTCGATGGAGCTTCGCAGCGTCGTGGTCATCGTTTATACCCCGGAGGCAAGGTGAACCTGGACGAGAAAGTCGACGGTGAACTGCCAGGTGCCGTCGCTGTGCTGAGACGCGGAGTCGTCCGTGCGGCGCATCTGGACCACGCGATCTCCGCCGGCAAGCGGGAAGTCGCTGCGATCGAAGGCCGCCTTGATCTGGTGGACGATGGCCCGGCCGGCGTCGTACTCGTCGTGCCAGACGCGGATTCGCAGGGCCACTTCGTCCAGCGCGTCGCCGGCGTTGGTGCGGAAGGCGGTCCGGTTTGCCCGGCGCTTGATCGTGGCGTAGGGCAGCGCCGCGTCGAAGGACCGGCCCGTCTTCACGCGCTCCGCCGCCAGCGCCGCGTTCAAGGCTTCCGAGGCGGCCCAGCGCTGGTGCACGACTTGCTCGAGATTCACTCGAAGGCTCCCCTAAATAGTCTGCTCACCCCACGCGTACCACGTCGATTTCCACCAGCGCGTCGATCCGGTCGGCCTTGCGGTAGCCGGTCACGCGGTAGACGGCTCCGTCGGGCCCTTTGATCCGGTGGGTGTGGTCCACCGCCACGTCCTCCGCCAGGAAGACCTTGAAGCCCGCCGCCGTCGCGCGCCCTTCGTGCTCGTCGCGCACTTCGACCCGGGCGGGCTGGATCTTCGCGCGGAGGCCCGTCTTCCAGACTTGCCAGGTCGGCTGGTCGGCCCCGCCCTCGCCTTTGGCGTACGTGGCCTTCTCCACGTCCACGTACTGGTCGAGCCCGTGGACGACCGCCAGGCTGCGGGCCACGCAGCGCCAGCGCCCGTCGAGCGTGGTCTTCTCGACGTCGAGCACGGTCCACCGCCGGCCGTCCTCGTCGACGATCACGTCGCCCGGTCGCGGCGGGGTGGACGTTTCCGACGCCGGCAGGTGCCACACGACGTCGCTGGCCGTGTAGCGGCCCTCCGACTTCTCGGCCTCCCGGGTCCGGATCGGGCGCCTCAGCGAGTGGGTGACCTCCGTCGTCGTCGAGCTTCCCGGCCGCGTCACGGTGGCCGACGTCAGGCCGTCGACCACGCCGGCCAGGTCGTCGCTGGGGTCGAACTCGATTGCCATCACGTCATCCCCTGCGAACGGATCTCAAACGGCATCAATGGTAGGGTGGGTGCTTGCACCCACGCGCAACGTGCCCGCTTGCACCCGTGGGCAGTCGTCCGTGGATGTCGCGTGCGTGCAAGCACGCACCCTACGGTCCGTCGGTCAGTGCTAAGTCATCCCCTGCGAACGGATCTCAAACGGTTCCTCCCCGGCGAGCTTCCTTTCGCACCAGTCCACGGTCGCCTGGAGCCGGACGAGGTACTCGTTCCAGGCGACGGTCTGCCCGTCGATGTAGTAGGTCGGCTTGGGATGGGCGGTCAGCTCGGCCATGATCGCCAGGGTTTGGCTTCGGATCGTGCGGATTTGTTCCAGGTCGCTGGGCATGAGGCACCCTCAGATTGCGTGGAGGCGGAATCGCACCAGGATCACCTGGCCGCTGGTCGGCGTGAGCTCGAAGACGACGCGGTAGATGCGCCCGGCGATGGTGAACACCTGATCGCCGGACACGTCGAGCACGTGCTTGAAGTTGTACCCGACGTCGTCCACGTCCCACAGGTCGTCGTTCTCGAGGCTGTCGTCGATGAGCGAGGCGACGTCGACCGGCGCGTCGGTGTGCCCGGCCACCGCCGTCGCGGCGTCGGGATCGCTTTCGTCGAGCAAGTAGGCGGTGTACTCGGCCGAGGCGACGGCGGCCTGAGTGATGGGCGTCCCGTCGGCCCCGACCACGCGGGCCAACAGCGTCGCCGAGCCGTTCTTGAACACCACGCCGTGGACGTCGGAGGCACTAGGCATGGGCGTTTCCTGCCACTTGTCCGGGGGTGAAGACTTGTCCGGCGCGGGGGCCGGTCACGTTGTGCTGAGCGGCCGCGGCTCCCGTGTGCCACACCTGGCCGGCCACGGCGCGATACTCGCAAGCGGCCGCCGAGCCCGCCGATTCCCGCCCCACGACCAGCGACCGGCCCGGATAGACGATCGCCGGATGATCCGCCCACGCGGGCACGTTGTACGCCAGCAAGTCGTAGCCGTGCTTCCAGCGGTCGAGGTCGTGCCGGCCAAAAATGCCCCCCAACGGCCAGTAGGCCGCCAGATCGCTCGGCCGGACCAACAGCGGGCAGTAGCCGGCGGCCAACGCGCGGACCTCCTCGCCGGCGAGCGCGGCCGACCAGATCGCCGCCTCGGCAATCCGCCCGGAAACGGGACGGACCGGATCGCCGTAACCGTACAGGGTCCCGCCGATATTCGTTCGCATCAGTGCGCTCGGGCTGCAAGCGTCGGTGTTGGTCCCCTGGCTTGCGCCGTCGAGATACGCGTGCCGACTGCTGCCGGCGGCCCAGACTCCGCAGGCGTGGGACCAGACGTTCGTCGACCAGGGGCTCGTGGTTTCCGCGCGACGCCAGACCTTGTTTTCCTCGGACGACGCGGCCACCCGTTGCCCGTCCTCGGCCGCCGTCAGCTCCAGGGCATGCGCGTCGGGAAGCACCGCCGAAGCGATCGACACGAGATGGCCCGGGACCGACGCGTCGTCCCCGTAGAACCAACACGCCATCGTAAACGGCGGGTCGCTCACCACGGCCGTCGGACGGTTCAAGTACTCCTTCTGGGCGTCGTCGAACAAGCGGGCCATCAGGGCGTCTCTCGCAGCACCAGGCGTAAAAGCTCCAGGTCCCCGGAGAAGTCGCTTTCCGAGGCGTCGCAAACGACTCGGACCCGAAACAGCTCCCCCGCCGCCAGGCCGTCGATTTCGGCGCCGTCGGTGAAGGCGACGCCGCCGACCTCCGTGTGTCCGCACGTCGACGGCACGGCGACCGTCAACTCCTTGGCCGCGGCGAAGCCGTCGGAATCGAGATCCTGCCGGCCGTCGCCGATCCGCTCGAAGCGGATCTCCAACCGGCCGGTATGGCCGTCGCTCGTGTCGCTGGTGAAGCTCACCACCGCGTACACCGTGATTCCCCCGCCGCCGTAGTGCCAGGGTAAAATCGCGGTAAACAGGGCCGCCTCGTCGGCCGAATCGTCGAAGTCCAGGACGGGGTGCCCGCCGCGCACGTCCGGCGTGGCCGCGCCACTCGACGGGGGCTCGTTGCACTGCGGGGAGAAGTCCGCCAGTAGGTCGCCTGCCGCCATGATCGTCCTCGCTTCGGTGAGGGCCCGCGCAGAAATTGCCTGCACGAGCTTTCGTCAGGGTGGCACGTCCCTCAAGCGCAGCGAAGGGCGCGCCACCCAATGGACCAGCTTTCGCCGTCGCTCAACCTCGGCCACCCACTTCGGCCTCTTTCCTCAGGACGCCGCCCCGGTGCTCTTGACCACGTATCGCGGATTGAGCACGGCGGCCGCGCCCCGCTCGCTGGCCTTGAAACGGACGACGATGTCCTGGTTGAAGTCGGCCTCGCTCCCCGGCGGAGACTGCGTGACGGTGATCGGCCAGTTCTCCATGTAGGCGAAGGCCTTGCGAAAATCGCCGATAAACCACCACTGCTTCGCGTCGTCGGCCGACTCGCCCGAGGCGATGATCCGCCGGTACGCCAGTCGGCTCTCCACCACCCGGTAGTTCCCCAGCGGGTTGGCGCTGACGGTCGTCGTCGCGCTGCCGTCGGGGGCATAGTGGATCTCGGCCGCGTTGAACACGCGGTGGGCCGCGTGGCGATAGGCGGGCATCACCAGGACCGTGGTCGCCTGCACCAGGACCGGCTCGCCCGTGTTCGGATCGAGGATGTCGGCAAAGAGCTGCTCGGCCGCGTCGACGTTGGTCCAGTCCGCCAGCTCGTTGTCCGCAAGCACGTTGACCCACGGCCCGCCGCCGCCCGAGGCGTAGTACGTGTCGTAGTCGGTGCCCTTCCACTTGTAGTTGTTGGTCGCCCCGATCGCCAAATCCAAGAGCCGCTTCTCCTTGTTCAGCCCGAGCACCTCGCCCACCTCGGCGGCCCGGCTGAGCACCAGGTTGGTGCGATCGAAGAAGATCGCCTCGCGGGTGACGGGCACGATCAGGCCGTGCTTGGTGGTCGACGGGGTCTCGATGTAGTCCTCGCCGAACCCGACGTGAGGATAGGGCATCCCCGGATGGATCTCGGTCACTTCGTCACTGATTCGGCCGATGCCCGGGATCTTCTCGCCGTCGAGCCGCGTGGGAATCGTGCTCGCCAGCTTGGAGACGACGAACGCCTCCTGCGTGTAGGCCTCCTCGATCTTGGAGTAAATCACCTGGCCGGTGACGTTGAGGAAGGCGGTCACGTCCACCCCCTCGCCGGCCTCCAGAACGCTGACCCCCCCGGCATTGCGCGGGTCGAGCGAGCGGACCCAGTGGTGACCGTCGGGCACGAGCCCCTCGGCCAGGTCGCGGAGGCTGAAATCCTCCGGCTTGAGGTTCCCCTGGGCAAGCGCCTCGGACAGATGCTTGACCGTCTTCTCCGCGCCGTCCAACTCGTACCGGCGGCGGAGCTCTCGGTATTGGATCGTTGCCACGAGCGTGTTCCTCCCGATCTGCAAAGTTACGGATTGTCGTCATTGCGGCCAACGCGCCGCGGGTCTTCTGCTGCGATCCGTGCCTGGCGACGAACGGGTCAGTCGGGTGAAAGCTCCGCCTGCCATCGAAGCACGTCGCGCCGCGTCTCCTTGATCTCCTGCGTCAACTGCCCCAGCAGCTCCGTTTGATGCCGAATCGCCTCGCCCAGCTCGATCAAGACCTTCTCCAGCGATCGGCGGACGTACCAGACGGGCACGCCGTCCTCGTCGGTCTTGGCGTGCAGCTCGTCCAGCCGGTCGATCTGGCGGGCCATCTTCAACAAGTCGACCCCGCGCGACTTGAGGAAGCCCATCACCCGGTCCACGGCAAACAGCAGCAGGAGCGAAAAGACAGCGACCGTTTCTGCATTCAGTTCCATCGCAGCGCCTTTCCGGGACGTCCCCTTCGGAATCCGCCGAGAATCGGTGGGCCGTGGGCCGCTGCTTCGCAGAAGCCGTGGCACACTACCCTTCCGCCGACCGCACGCGACCACTCGCCACTCGCCACTCTTCCTACACTCCGCTGGGGCTGGTGCCTTCCACGCCGCCGGTCATCACCGTGGAGCGGACGTCCACCAGCACGCTCGTCGACGCCGTGGCCACCCGCTTCGCCACCCGGCCGATCGCGTACTGGCTCGCGCTCACCGAGGCCACCTGCTGATCCAACAGCCCATCGCCGCCGGCGTTCTCGTCGGCGCCCACCAGGTCGCCGAGCTCGAACGTGCCGCTCGGGGCATCGAACTCGAACACCCCGGTGGTCGCCACGCGGATCGGGTCGGTGTCGCCGCTCCGGCTCCGCTGCATGGCCACGCCCAGGAAGTTGTCGGCGAACAGCTCCTGGTTGGCCGTCTCGCTCCCCTGGTCGGCCTGGGAGCTCGCCGGCTTGGCGTCGTCGGTGTCCTGGTAGATCAGGTCGCCGATCTCGATCACCGTCCCGCTATCCACGGCCGCCACCACGGGATTCGTGTCGCCGTATCTCCAACGCATCTTGTCGCTCACGGTTTGGTGCTCCTGTGTGCTCTTAGGGTTCAGGGGTCAGGGGTCAGGGGGCAGGACGTGCGCTTCGGATGTTGAGACGGCCGTTGAACTGCCGTCGGTCGCTGCGAATTGACAGACGCCATGCAGCAACTCCTCGCAGCCGTCGCATCGCGTCGCTGTTCACGTAATCGCTTCCACGAACGTCTTCACGTCCAGCTCCGTTGGGCCGCAGACTCGACTCTGGTCGCGCGAGCGGGGCTTCGACTCGACCGGCCGCGACTCCGAGTGCCCTCGCCGGACACCACGGGCCAACGCCGCCCGCTCCTCGACCATCTCCCGCATCGCCGCCTCGTCCGGGGCAGCCAGCAGCGACTCGACGAACCGCTCGCTGACCACCGATTTCTCCCAGCCCTGGGCCACCTCGGGATCGGGAAGCTCGAACTCGCCCAAGAGCCGCCGGATCGAGAGCCGCTTGCCCAGAAGCGCCTCGGACGCCTCCAGCCGATCGACCTCGGCCCGAAGCCGGGCGACCTCCGCGGACTGCTCTTCGCGAATCGCCTCCACCAGGTCCGCGCGACCTCGCTTCAAGTCATCGAGGCTCACGTCGGCCAGCGCGGGCCGGTCGTCTTCCGACGGCGTTTCGGTCAAGCGTTGGGCGGCTGCGGCCGAGCGGGTGGCTGGGGTCGAGCGCAGCGAGCCCCCAGCACCTGATTCAGCCAAGTGATCCTCCGGCTGATCCTCCGCGGATTGCGTCGAACCGGTCTCGCCCGTCTCGCCCGTCGACTCAAACAACCCCCGGGTCGTGGCCGGGTCGGCCACCAGGTCCACGCTCTGGACCTTGGTGATCGCCTCGACCACCACGCGATCGCCGCGCCGGGAGGTCCGCGCCTGGACGTTGTGCGAAAACCCTACGTTCTCCGGCATGTGCTCGGCGTCCCAGATCAGTTGCTCCGCCAGGGCGTGCTTGGGGTTGAAGTGGAAGTCGGCAAAGAGCCCCGCCTCGGGCCGGGCCGCAACGCTGCGGAGCACGCCCATCCGGTCCTGGTAGTCCCGGGCGGCCGACGGGTTGCCCCGGGGATGATTCACGTTCACCTTCGCCCCTTCGTAGAGCCGGGCCGCCTCGCGCAGCGCCTCGGGCAGGTACGTCCGCCCGTTCCGCGACTCGGTCCCCAGAATCTTCACGCCCCGGATCACCCCGCGGTGCCGGTCCACCCGCATCTCGACCCCGCGCGAGTCGACGAACTCCTGGAGTGTTTCGCTCGACTCTTGGAGCGTCTCGTGGGACGCTTGAAGTGTCTCGTTCATTCGGCTTCTTCCCTCACGGAAGCTATCGGAAAGTCCACTCTGCGTTTTCCCCGCGCCAGCCAAAATAAAAAGCCCACCAGGGACCAACTCGGTCCATGGTGGGCTCTTCCGGATACCTGCCGGGAGGCAGGCTCTTTCGATACCCGTCAGGTTGTTATCGTTCCACCCGCTCTACCCTCCGGCGGATACTCTGGATCGTCCCATCCTGTACGACCACCTCGACGCCGGCCGTCCCAAAAAATCCCCGCCGGAGCACCTCGGCCAGCATCTCCCCCACCGCCGCCCGAAGCTGATCCATCTTCCTCTCGTTCCCCGGCGTCTCGGTGAGCGTCGTCATGGGCGTTAACCTACGCCGGCGCCAGCCGATTTTCAAGCTCTCTTTTTGGCCACCGGCACTATCGGACCTGCCCTCAAGGAACACCGGTCTTCATTTCACAACTTGGGAGCGTCCTTCTCAACCGCGCGGAGCGAGGGAAGTAGCTTCTGCTCACGATTCGCGGCTTTGCAGAGAATGCAGAAGTCCTTGTCAATGTGCACGAGACACCAGGAAGGTGGCTGATCGAGCGCGATGACCGCGTCTCCGATAGTCTGGCATTCCTTACACGTGATGTGCCTGGAAGCCGCGCGAAGTTTAGCAAGCTTCTCGCCCGATTTCGTCTTTTCTACAACATCCGGCTGGCTTAGCAGGCGACTTGCGGGTCCGGGTTTGTTCAAGCGGAGAAACGAATTGATTGGACAATCGGCAACGACGTCTATCGACTCAAGGAAGCAGCGCAGGTCGTCGAAGAGGTGATTGAAATCTACGTTGAGCTCAGTGCCACCAATCTTACATCCGCACGAATTGTTCGTGCGCTTCTGGAATCGGTGATCGAACTTCCGTAGCGCGACTACCGCGAAATGGGCCAGCTCCTTGGCAAGGGTTCTCCCATTCTGCACTGCGCCTTTGTCCCTCAGGAAGGTGGCCAGCGCGTGCTGCCCCGTCTTCACGTCCCGGATGCTGAAGTCCTGCTCGAGGTCGTACAAAGCGCTCGAGAGGTCTTGGTAGTAGTCCGCGCAGAACGCCATCCGAACGTAGTACCGGATCCAGCGTCGAACGAACTCTTTTCGGATGTAGATCGAAGTCCAGCACGTACCGTCCGCCACAACCTCAACGAAACGCGCGCAATGGGCTGGCGTTGACTCTCCGAGGGCGGCTGGTACCGCGGAGGTCTCAATCAGGTATTTCTTCTTCTTCCCCATCACCAAAAAACGTCCCGGCGGCGGGATTCAGGCCAAGTTCCAGGAGTTGATCCATCGCCCAATAAGCGTCGTCGGCTGAAACCTCATCCGCAACGGCGAGGCGCTGCAGGATGGCGACCGCTGCGCCGCGCACTGCCGGCTCTCGGTAACGTTCCCAACCCCTGTTCAAGAACGTGTCGCGAAGCTGGCGGAGTATTTCGCAGGTATTGCCCTCATGCTCGGGGTCAGAGAACTCTTCCGCCTCAGTAAGCTTGTGAATCAACCCACGTAGCTTCTGCAGCGGCTCATGGGTCCACACGACGAAGTCTTCGCTGTCAGCGCGCGCTGCCAGGTCTTCAATTAGCCGAGCAATCTTCCGAGTCTCGCGTCGGCGAATGGCTGCAACGTGCGCAGGGGATCTAAAGGCTTTCGCGCCGTGGGCCACCACATGTGACTTTATCAAGACGGCGCTCGGCGGAGATGCCTGATCGATCGGAACGTTCTGTTCGATTGTGGCATCCTCCGGTTGAGGGCCGATCTCGTGGTACAAGTTCACGGTCTTGATGCCCGCATGTGGCACTGTGCCGCTCGCCGTACCGGTCCCGGAACTGACTTGCCATCGGTCGTCCGGATTCGTCATATCATTCCTCCTGTACGATCGGCTGCGACTGCAAGAATCGCACACACATATCAGCCATCCGTTCAGCTTGCTCTAAGGACGATGTCGCGAACTCGCGCAATCGGTCGCCCGAGACCTTGTGCTGAAACAAGTCGATGTCGAAATAAAGGCAGTCGCTGCTGGTTATGTGCTCCTGGAACTTCTTCACGCCAGCGTCAAGGAACTTGTCTTCTAGGAAGTGCTCCAGATTGCCATACTGGCGGAAGTTGTCGGCAATCTGCTTAGGATTCATTGGCGTTACGATTAGGACGTACTTGAAGCCGTTCTTCTCGCCCTGCATTTGAAGCAACGGATCGGCGTGCTCCCCGAAGATGCGGCCCAAGTCCTGCGCGGATGCGAGAAAACTCCCGAGCATCAGGTCGCAGAGCTCTGCGTGTGACATCGACAGTGGCAGATATGCACTGACTTTGAACCCAATCCTTCTTACCTCCCGAACTCCGACCGTGTCGAGCCCAACCCTGATCATGTCAAGATGTTGTGTCAGGTGTTCATTCCAGGTATTTAGCCCCAATGACTGCCAACCAACCCTCCGCACGTCCAGCGTAGCAAAGCACCTTTGACTTGGCCAGCGAAACAGATATGACAAAGGAACTCTCGCGGTTACCTCCTCCGGGCTGAATTGCGCGCGAATCTTCTCTGCTGCTTCCGCCACTCGCGCATCGAGACATGGCTCGAAGTCTACCGCGAAGTAAGTGCAAATGCGATTGGAATGGTCTTTCAGCATCGCTTGCTTCCGACTTGTGAGGTTTCGGCTATCCACCATCTCTACTATACACGGTCCATTGCTGCGAAGAAGGGCCGGGTCCATTGCGTAACGGCGATTTCTTCCCTGGGCGCGGGGCTACGCCCCCTTATGGGGGAGCGGCGGTCTGCCCGGTCAGTCGCTGCTCCCTCTCCGCATCCAACCCATGCCGTGTCGCCATCGTCTGCGTGGACATGGCCTTGTTGCGGACGAGAATCTGATCTGCCAGGGCCTCTTTGTAGCGGTCACGGACCGCGAGGGTCGGCGGGATCGCTTGGATGTCCACCGCCGTGAGCGCTTCGGCGGGGAGCCGGCCCGATTGGACGGCGGCTTCGACGACGCGGTGCATGACGTCGAGGTCTTCTTCGATCATGTCGTGCTGGAGCCGCTGGAACATTTTGACCGCCGGGCCTTCGGCGACCATGGTGGACGAGTAGTTGGCGTTCGAGGCGTCGCTGGTGAGCATGAACTCGGGCATGACCAGGCGGCTGGCGATCGCGCGGAGCTCGGCTTGGAGGACGACGACGTAGCGGCCGGCGTCGATCGCCGCGGCGGGGAACTGGTAGTCGGTGCCGGCGAAGGCGTCGAGGATCGTGCCCGGGGCGTAGCGCCGGAAGTGGCTGGTGCGGCCCGTGGTTTGGCTGGTGACGCTGGCGTCGGCCCCGCCGGCGACGAACTGCTCGATCGTCCCCTTGGTGCCTGCGACGTGCTTGCGGATGATGGCGATGGCCGACTGGATCTCGGCCACGACGCTCATGTTGCGCAGGAGCTTCTCGGCCCGGCGCAGGTTCTTTCGCACCGGGTAGAAGATCGGCAGGCCGCGCTTGACGTTGGCGTCGACGTTCGCTTTGCGGTGCTGGATCTCGGCGGCGTCGACCCACTGGCCGCCGACGTAGTAGCCCAGGGCGGTCTCCACGTCGTCCGCGTCGGTTTGGACGCCGAAGGAGGCCGAGGGGTCGTCGGCCCGCTCGGGCGGCGTGGCGATCTCGTCCGGCTCGACGAAGCGGACCTGCGTGGTCCCCTCAGGCGTGACGAAGAACCGCAAGAACGCCTCGCCGTCGCGGTCTCGCCGGTGCACGATCTCCTGCTGCCGCTTGTGCCACCGGTTTTGTTGGAGGAACCGGTTCAGGACTTCCTGGACCTCGCGCACGAGCTCCTCGGCCGGCTGGCGACCCGGCTTGGCGGTCGCCCGGTAGGAATGCCCGCTCCCGACGATGTAGCTGATGCGGTTCTCGTGGCCGTTGATGGCGAACTCGTTGGAGACGGCCAGGGCCCGGCACTGGGCGCGGATTTCGCGGAGCTGCCCTTCATTGGCGAATGGGACCCCGGTCCCGCTTTGCCCCAAGGGGCCGCCGACTTGGCTCCACCGCGTGCCGTCGACGTCGTAGTACGCTTCCGCCGGGTCGACGAAGTCGTCCCAGAGGCCGTCGAACGCCTCCAGGAGGCGTTTTTCCAGCCGGGTGAGTTGGGGGTCGAGCTGGGGCTGCGGCGATTCCGCGCGGGTCGCTTGTGCGGCGGGGTGGTTGGGTTGATAGTCTTTTTCCATTGGTTGGGTCCTTGTGTGATACGGAGAAGGATCGTTGCGGTTCGTTCTTCGACGAGTCGGGTGGTGGTTCGCTGACGGCCAGGCGCGTTTACCGGGTGTCTATACCCTCACCCCCGACCCCTCTCCCGCAAGCGGGAGAGGGGAGGTCAAGCCGCAAGCCGCTCGCAGCTCTGTGGAGCGAGGAGCGACGAAGCGGACTATCCCACCGGCAGTCGATCTCCCAGGCCGTCGTCGGCGCGACCGCCGCCGAGCAGCTCCGCGGCCAGTCGCACGGCCATCTCGGCCGCGTCGGGGCCGTCGTCGTGGTCGGCGATGGGGAACTCCTTGAGCTGGTCGACGAGCAATCGCGTCGACGGCGAGCCGGTCTTGAATCGCAGCCGCCCGCTGGACAGGTACGGCCCCAATCGCCGGATGCGAACCTGCTTGTTGACGCGGTTGTCGAGCGTCCACGGGCGCGCGGCCAGGATGCCCTGCTTCCGGAACTCGGCCTCGAACTCCCCGGCCAAAAGCTCCTGGAACTGATTCGTTTCGACGCCGAACGCGTCGGGCTGGAACCGGCGGTAGAGCTCGACCCCGTCGGCCACGATCTCGGGCGTGGGCCGGCGCGCCAGGTCGGCCTCCAGGTAGACGATCCCCTCCCGGCTCACGCCCAGCATGACGAAGGCCGAGTAGTCGCCGCGTCGGGCGTCGGCGCCTTTGCTCGGGTCGAGGGCCAGGGTCTTGATCCGCAGGCCGTCCGGCCAGTCTTCGAACCAGATGGTCTCGTCGAAGTAGGACTCGGGCCACTCGCACAGGTCGGGGCTGATCGGCGAGTTCTGCTTCTCCCGCTCGAATGCCGCCCGACCCCCCTCGGCGCGGATGCACATGAGCGTGTAGAGGTCCTCTTCCTCCGGCCAGAGGAGCACCGCGCCGGCGTCCATCTCCCGGCGGTTCCGGTCGTAGAAGGCGCGGGCCGTCTCGCGGTAGTCGGGCCTGGTGAGATCGGTGTAGAGCGCTTCCCACTCTTGCCACAACGACATGTTCGCCGGCCACCGCTGGATGGCCCGGAAGCGGCGCGATCGCCAACCGGGCGTCTCGTGAAGCTCCAGGGCCAACGCTTCGCGATGCAGGGCGGTGGCCAGGTTGACCACGTTGGTGCGAACGTTCCCGGCCTTCGTCAGGGTGCCGTGGAACCAGGTCCGCGAGTGCTCCCGTTGCAGGGCGGAGGCGATGTGCCCGTCGTTCTGGAGGTCGTCGCAGACGATCAGGCTGGGCCGGCTCGCCCGGCGACGGCGCCCGCGGATCCGCTGCCCGGTGCCGAAGGCGTCGATGGCCACGCCGTTGGCGAGCACGACGGACCCGGATCGCCAGACGGGGCCCTTTCCCACGGCGTTCGGGTAGTCGGCGGCCAGGCGGGGGTTATCGGCAAGCTCGCTCTTGACGTTCTCCAGATGGGCGCACGCCTGGTGCCGGGTGTCGGAGACGATCCAGACGTAGGGCTCCCAGCCTTCGACCGCCGCCCGGAGCACGTAGGCCAGGGTGGCGATGGTCGACTTCGCCCCGCCGCGGGGGCCCAGCAGGTTGAGCCGGGTGCCCCGCCGGTGCCACATCAGGTCGAGCTGTCGGGCGAGCCAGCGGTGCATGGTCGAGGCGGGGCGGATGAAATGATCGGGGAGGTATTTTCGCGACCAGGCCAGCAGGCCGGGTCCGCCGTTTCGGGCGGCCTGGAGGCGTCGCGCCCGGCCATGTCCCAAGGCCAGCCGGTCGCGAAGCGTCTGGAGGACGTTGCACGCCTTCTCGGGCGACAAGCCGCACTCGGCAAGCGGAAGCTCAGTTCTTGGCATCGGCCGGCTCCTTGGGGACGGACCGTCGAAGATCGACGATCATCGCGTCAAGCTTCTTGAGCACGTTTTTGCGATACGCGGCCACGGGGACCTCGTTGACGACGATCTCGGCGAACCGGGCGAGAATCAGCGTGATCTGGTCGGGGGTGAAGACGTTGGGTCGTCGCCGTGCGAAATCGTCCGGGTTCTTCCGTTCCAAAACCCACGCCGCCGCCCGCCAATACTGTTCCTTCCTCGCCGCCTTCTGGATGCTCTTCAGATAGGCGATTTCCGCCTGGTGCTCGGCCTGGCCGAGGTTCTGGGTGAACTGGAGATCGCGGTCGGCCGTGTTCTGGATGGTGGAGAGCGCGCAGCCCACGTAGCTGGCCGCCGTGCGACGGCTCCCTCCCACCGCGAGGATCGCCAGGATCTCGCGCCGCTTGAACTCGTCGAGAACGGGCCGTCTGCCCCGTTTGGCCATGCGGCGGTTCCTCTCGCTCACGGTTGCTGGTCGGTCACGCGGCGGGCGTCTCTCGCGGTTCACCGAGCGGACCGACGTACTCCGCGGAAACCACCGCCCGGCCGCCCGAGCCACGGTACCCCCGCACGAAACCCCTCGCGCCCGCGCCCCCCGTCTTCTTCACGCTGACGGCCCTCCATCGCGGCGACTTGCGCCAGTGGGCGATCATCGCCGGATGGCTCGCCGTGCAATTCACCCGGTGGCCTTCCCCGCGGTGCAGCTCGGCCACCGTCTCCATCACCGCGGTGCCGATCCCCACGCCCTGGTAGTCGGGCAGGGTCACGATGCGGCTGATCCGCCAGCGGTTCTTCTGTCCGATCAGCGTGACCATCGCGCAGAACGCGACCGGCTCGCCTTCCCAAATCGCCAGGTAACATCGCGCCCTCTTGCTCAACGACCCGCTCAAATAGTGATGACGCGCAAACAATCGCCACGCACCATGCCGGCAACGAAAGATCTCGAGCCGGATCGGCGGTCGTGGAAGGCACCTCCGGGTGAAGGTCGAGGTGGCCATGTCAATCACCCAGTCGGGCTGGAGCCAGTCGGTGACGTCGTAATGGCAGGTGACGGCCACGAAGCGGCACCGGGCGATCCCTCGATGCACCGCCCCGGCGATCGCCGCCGACGCGATCCGCGCCACGTTGCGATCGACCACGCTGGTGAACTCGTCGAAGGCGACGACCGGCAGCAAGGAGTGGGGAGTAAGGAGTGGGGAGTTGGGAGTGGGGAGTAGCGAGTCAGAACAAGTGTTCTCCTGTCTCCCTTCTCCCCACTCCCCACTCCCTTCTCCCTTCTCCCCACTCCCTTCTCCTCGCGCGTTCGCCCAGGCCAGCGCCCGGGCCAGGTCGCACCGAAACTGCTCGCCGCCCGACAACACGTGGTACGGCTTGATCCAGCTTGGCGGCGAGCTGAACCCCACGGCCGTGAACAGGCCCGTGATCTCCCGGATCGGCCGGTCCCCCAGGCCGTCCACGACCGCCCGGTCCCGGGGCCACTCCCGGCCATGGTAGAGCGCGTTGCCGAACATCCTCCGGGCGATGGTGCTTTTCCCGCTGGCCGAAGGGCCGACGATGAGCCCGATCCGCCAATCGCTGCCCAGCTCGGGGACATCGAGGCAGAACCGCTCCGACGCCCGTTCGGCGATGGGCACGTCGAACATCCCGCCCACCTGCTCGACGCGGAACGAGTCAAATACGGGGCAAGTTACGGTGACGTCGATTTGCGGCATGGCTTCGTGAATAGTATGAGTAAGACCAAGAGGACTCTCGCCAAGGCGCCAGGACGCAAAGGAAGAAGAGTTCTCCTGGCAGTCTGGCGAAATGGAGTGACTCCATGTGTAATAAGGGAAGAGGGGAAAGGGGGAAAAGGGGAAAAGGCAGACTGATGTGAGTACGGGATCGTCCAGCCCTGGAATTGGCAGTTTTCCCCCTTCTCCCTGTTCCCTCTTCTTACACCTCACTTCAGATGACCGAATGGTCGCGACCAATCCATCTCTCCCTTTGCGTCTTGGCGCCTTTGCGAGAGTCTTCTCCCCTCACCCCTCACCGCTCACCGCTCACCGCTCACCGCTCATCTCTCATCCCTCATCTCTCATCCCTCATCACAATGTCAGCAGCCGGCACGTGAGCCCTTCGGACGTGAAGCGCTCGTAGAGGGCCTTCTGCTCGGCTTCGTCCTCACACTCGACCACCACCTGGTACGACTCGGGGATTTCGACCTCGGAGGGCGCCTCTTGGCTGGATGGGTCTTCCCAAGGCTTGGCCGACGAGAGCATCTGATCGAGCACGGCCTGAACCGCTTCGTTCTCGGTTTCCACGTGCTCCAGCAGCTCCGCCAACAACTGGCCGTTGGGCTCCGCCAGGTCGGCCAGCGGATCGTGCAGGGCCAGGAGCTTCGCGGCCTCCCGGTCGTCGAGGTCGACGACGAGCACCGGTACTTCGGCGTCCGGCGTGATCTCCGCGCGAAGATGCCCGTCGATCAGCTCCAGCGACCCGTCGTCCAGTTCGCGGGCCAACAGGGCGTCGGCATAGCCGATCTCCGCCAGTAGCCCCCGCACGGCGTCCTGCTGGGCGACCGGATGCGTGCGCCAGTTCCTCGGATGCGGCCGCAGCCGGCTGGCCTTCACCCGACGCAACCCCTTGATGCGATCACGTACCTTCACGAAATCCCCTTAGGAGGCGTAACAGACTAGCTCGGTCAATTGGGTGGCACGCCCGGAACGAAGTGATGGGCGTGGGACCCGAGGAAACACGCCCTTCGCTGCGCTCAGGGACGTGCCACCCAGTTGCCAATTCGATCAGGTTAGTTTTGCGCAGCGCCTTAGCACCAATACAGACACGCAGACTCGGAAAAGGACCGGGCGACGGAGTGACGGGCGACAAGGGAACATGCCATTCCCCCGTCACCCCGTCACCCTGTCACCCCGTCACCTCCTCACCCCGTCACTCGCCGGATCCTACGCCGATCTCCCCGTGCCCGCCGATGTCCCGCTCTCGCGATTCGGACTGGCCGCGGGCCCCCGCGGCTCTTCCGAGGGGCGCACGCCGTGGGGGATCGGGACCCGGTTGTCGTCGCCGCCGAAGGAGACGACCATGTCGAACATCTCGGCCAGCGACGCGTACAGCATCACCGACTCCCGCGGCGTGATCCGGTACGTGGCGAACCGGCTGTCCAGGCGCGTCGCCTCGACGATGTGCTGGTCCAGCGCGGTGACGAACATCCGGGCGTCGACGTTCCGCAGGTCCACGTCGCCCAACAGCGGGATGTTCGGATCGGACCCGTCCAGTTTGTACGGGAGATCGAACTCGCGGCCCGCCGGGCGCGCCACCTCCTCCCCGGGCGGACTGAACTCATTCACGTCGTCCGGCAGGGAGACGCTCAAGTCGCGGGCGCGCTGTTCGAGCGTCTTGATGTCGATCTTCTGCGGGTTGTGGGTGATCTTGCGGCGCAGGAAATCGAGGCGCACGACGTGCTCCATGATGAACTGGTTGGTGGCCGTGTCCCAACCGCTCTGCACGCCGAACTCGCCGTCCTGCAAAATCTGCCCGCGGAACAGCACGCAGTGACCCACGTAGGTGTGAATCGACCGGTTGCGGAACCGCGTGATCGCGTCCTCGAACGTGTCTTTTCCAGGCACAGACATGGTAGTTGACTCCCTTGGCGTTGGATGGCTTTGTCTCTACTGGTCACGTACGCACGATACGCTCACAAGGTGACGGGGTGACTGGGTGACAAGGTGACGAGCCAAGAAGAACACATCTCACCCCGTCACCTTGTCACCCCCTCACCCCGTCACCCCCTCACCTTGTCACCCCGTCACCCCCTCACCTCCCGGCGGCTCGGCGGGCGTCGGCGACTGGTC